TACGGTGGTGTGGGAGGTCGGTGAATGCGAAAGTAGGAGGTAAATGCCTCTTATGAGTAACATTTACCTCCTACCCGATTCTACTCTCCCCCATTTTCATTCCTCATTTCTAGGTATTCATCAAAACCCCCATTTTTAGGTATTGCACAATTATAAAAATCTTCGTACCTTTGCAACCGTAAATGATAAACATCAGAACTGAGGTTATCCTACGAGTAGGAATTGCCCCTTGCCAAAAGCAATTCTGGTGAACGTTTGAAACTTTTAGATAATTGAGACAAAGATAGAAATTAAAATCTTGTTCGCTAATAGAAATAATTCATAATGTTTTTGTATAATATGAGAAGGAGTGCTTGTGAAAGTACTCCTTTTGTATATCTATTGTATACCTACCTGCTTGGTTATCAATATCTTATTTATACGGAAAAATAATTATCCGTATAATACCTGACAGGTAGATATACAATAGATATGTTGTAGTTTTGTTACTATTTTGTTACCGAAAATTTGCAAGTAACAAAAAAAATGCTTATCTTTGCAGCAGATTTATAAATGTAGGCTTATGGGAAGGAAGAAAACAATCGACAAGGAGCCAGTCACTATCAGATTCAAGGAACTTGCCAACGGAAACAAGAGTATCTATCTGGACATCTATATGGACGGAAAGAGAAGTTATGAATTTCTAAAGCTATACCTCATCCCAGAGGTTGGTAGAGAAAGAGCGAAGGCAAGGATGAAGAATGCTGAGACGATGGCTAGTGCGAATATCATCAAGGCTCAGAGGGTTCTCGACTTGAAAAACCGAAAGGCAGGAGTATTCAGCAGTAACAAGAACATGCGCTTGGTAGAATGGCTAGACATCGTGAAGGTTGCCAAGCAGAAGGCTAGTAGGTCGGACGAATCCAGCAAGACCATTGAGAATGTGAAGAAGCACATCATCAAGTTTTGTGGCGAGTCTACCAAGATGGTTGACATAGACAAGAAGTTTTGCATGAAGTGGATAGAATATCTGAGAACTGCCACCAAGAGAGGTGGACAGCCGTTCAGCGAAGTAACCAAGAAGGTGTACCTTACTTGCTTTGGTACGGTTCTGAATCAGGCTGTCCGTGACGGAATCATACAGATGAATCCCCTATCGCTCATAGACCCAAGCTATAAGTTCGGGTCTCCTGAGAGCGAGCGAGTATACCTAGATATTGAGGAGGTGAAGAAACTGGCTGCAACGGAATGCTACAGCAAGCATACCAAGCAAGCATTCATGTTCTCATGCTTTTCGGGTCTTCGTATCTCGGACATCAGGAAGCTGAAATGGAGCGATATTGAAGAGGTGAAGAATCCTGACGGAACATCATCCTACCGCCTGACCAAGACGATGGAGAAGACTCAGCGAGTAGTCAGCTATCAGCTATCCAACGAGGCGATGAAATGGTTGCCTGAAAAGACGGAAGACGAACTGGTATTCTATGAACTATGCCAGCAGCCAAACATCAACTATCATATTAAGGTATGGGCGAAGGCAGCAGGAATCAAGAAGAACATATCCTTCCATACCGCTCGGCACACCTTCGCCACCATGATGCTCACGCTTGGAGCCGACATCTACACCACCAGCAAGCTACTCGGTCACTCCCGAATATCCACTACTGAGATATATGCTAAGATTGTGGATAAGAAGAAGGATGAAGCGATGGGGCTGATTGATAAGTTTTTCGATAAGGAATAGAAAAATCTCTGTAAGGTAGCCAGCCTTGCAGAGATTAAAAGTTAAACTATGTAATTTGCGTCTGATTTTCAGGAGAAAAGCGTAACTTTGCCTCATAAACATTAAAACTCAATGGCTTATGGATAAAGACAGAGAATTAGAATATTACAAAAACGGCTTTTACTTCTATCTTGTTTGGATAGGTATTGAGTCTTTCTTCTTGGGAACGTTACTAGCTGACAAACTTATAAACTAGTCCTACAAGTATCGTGACTACTGCTGCAATAACAGCTTTAATCGCATAATCTATGTAGGGGTGTTTAGTCTTAAATGAAGACTCCTTCTTTAGAGCCTTCACTTCCTCCTCATGTTCTTTCTTCAACGTACAACCATTCCAAAGGATTGGTATCTGGTTCCTGCCCTGCTTGGTGACGCTATACACCACCCTAGATTCCTGATTGATAAAACCATACCCACGGTCAAGGTATGCACTCTTCACTAGCAATTCTGAAACACCCTCTTTCCAAGCATCATCAGGAGATACGTGGTCGTAAATGATACCCCATATCTCCTGCTCATACTCTGACTTATCTCGGATATTGTCCAGCAGCACATACAGCTTCTGTTCGTTAGTTATCTTTGCCATTTTATTTTTCTATTTGGGAAAATATTTTTTCCTAGTTAGGAAATTTAGATGATTAGAAATCAGAATAATCTAAAGTAATATTAAGCATCGGTCTATCATAAGCATCTTTATAATTTGCCCTACACTTCATTCCTGTGCCCCTCATAAACCATTTCCATTCATCACGTTTCAAATCATAATTGCCACTAGCGAACATTCTTCTAGCCGACTCCTTGAATGCAGAACGCAACTCACCATGAAGCTCAATCAGTTCATTCTCTGAAAAATCATCAGAATCTATATCAAGTTGATAATAAGCTGTTAGTGTCCAATTAATAAAACTTATAGCATAGAATCTTGTATAATCATCCACTTGTATTGGCAACTGCTGATTCAAGTCTTTACAGAAATTCGTGTAATACTGCTTAATCGCTAATTGTTCCTTAACACTCGGTCTCTGTGCTTGCACTCCAATTATAATAATGAGTGTCAGCAATAATAAAAATAATCTTTTCATATCTACCACATTTAAATTAATAACATATCTTACAAGGAGTTCTGCCCATATCCTCAGCTTCCTCCTCGCTTACCTCTTCTATTTCTCCTGAGCAACGAGAAAGACCACGGCAATCAGGGTCGCTATGATACTTAGTGGAAGTTTCTCCAGTACAGATATATACATCTGAATCATATTCGTCACTAGGGATTTCAGAACTCTTTTCCTCTCCAAAAGCAGCTTTGTAGGTTTTATTATCCAAAACATTTTTATATTCAGTATCTTTTGCTTTCAAATAAAGATTGTAGTTCTCTGATTTTAAAGAATCAACTGCAAGCTTTAATGACTTAATAGAATCTTTCATTAAAAGTTCCTTTTCTGTATTTCCATTATTGTTCTTCTGCACAAATATTGTCGAGAATATTCCAAACGGAAATCCAAAAAGTAAAAACGAAGCGATAAATGTCACCTTACACTCATTCTTTTCTAAATAATCGTTTAAACTTTTCTTCTTTAAAGCAAATATTCTATCAATAGCAATAAAAATAATACCATATAATATATATCCTATAATTAAAGTTGCCAAAAGAATAAATAATTCCAATACGATAAACTTTATCATACCTACCACATTTTAATTATCCTACATTTTCTTTACTCATGCCAACACCCAATACAGATAGTAGCTGGTCATAGCGTTTCTCTAACTCTTCGTACTTCGCTTTCCAAACAGAATCGTCTAGCAAGTCGTTTTTGTCTTCACGATACTTAGGAGTAGGTTCAGCCACCAAGAACGATTGTTCTTCTATAAGTTGTTTCCCATGACCCCGAAGGAGCCATTCGGCTGAAATCTCATCAAACTCATTCAGAAACCCTTCGATAAGACCAAGTGATACAGCTTGGTCACCACGAAGTTGGCGATTACAAGTTACTTGCTGCATTCCAATCATTTTCGAAAAAGCAGATATACTTATTTGTTTAGCCTCTAAAACAGACTTAATTCTTTGTGCTACAAGACTTTCCATACATTTTACATTTTTAAACCATACTTAAATAAACATAACCGACTAAAGAAATATGCAAATTTGTTTGGTAGTCTAAACATATTTGCATACCTTTGCACTCGTAAACAACAAGTTGCTTAATTGTCAGAAGCAAAAGTACAACAAAAAATTAAGATATGCAAGCAAAAAAGATAAAAATTATCAAAGTTTCGCCCGAAGGACGTAAAAAACTTGCTGAGCGATATGGATGCCGAAGGGAAACCATCTACAACGCTCTAGGTTTTAGAAGTCAGAGCAAGCAAGCCGAAGACATCAGGAATGATGCCCTGAATGAGTTCGGAGGTGTTAAGGCTGATAAGGTCGTGTTCTATTAGGAAGGAGGTGAATATGATTAAGAGATTATTCAGAAAACACCTGAGAAGAGACTTGGTGACATATTATGGAGCCTCACATCCACAATTTGAAGAGATATTCAACTGGGTATATGAAGCTCCAATCTTAGAGTGGAGAATCAGAATGGACTGCATTCACAAAACAATAAAGTGGCTTGATGTAAAAGATGGCTATAAGCAAAGAGGCGAAATAGACCATATAATACAACTTGACAAAGCAAAAGAACTACTCTTGTTTCTCAGCAAGTAAGAACACATGAACAAATGTCGTTGTTCCACGAATATCAACGATATTACTTGAAGAGGATGAAGCTATTTGCTTAACAACATAATTGTCTCTTTTCAACTTCTTGATTTCCTCATCAAGGTCAAGTTCTACGAGAACACCTTTCTCGTTTACTTTAGAATGCAGATGTACGATTTTCTGTTTCATACGAAATTGAATTAAGTTAAAATAAAAATTTGTCACCTGCAAAGGTACAAAATAAAAACTACAATCGGGCAACGGTAGATATAATAATGTATAAAATAAAAATTTGTCACTTTCTGTTTCATACACTACCGCCCGATTTTAAAAATGGAGGAATCCTATGAATGAAATCGTTTACAGAGGTGAAAGCAACCAACCTCTAACAAATAGCAAACTGGTTGCTGAGGTCTTCGGTAAAGAGCACCGCAATGTTGTAAGAGACATTAAAAACCTCATCGAAGGGGGTGTGCTCAAAAATGAGCAGACCCCGATGTTTGAGGAAACGACCTACATCAACGAGCAGAATAAACAGAGTTATCCTATGTTCATTATGAACCAAGATGGTTTCACTCTGCTGGCGATGGGATTCAATGGCAAGAAGGCGATGGAGTTCAAACTAAAATACATCGAAGCCTTCAACGCTATGAAGAGACAGATTGAGCAATCCAATCCATCCGTCCCTCAGAACTATCTCGAAGCTCTCAAATCTCTGGTCAAGGCTGAGGAAGAGAAACAGCAGCTAGCTTTGGAAAATAAGAAGCAGCAGGAACAAATACTCACTATCAGCAAGACGAACATGGAACTCGGCAACAAGATTACCGAAATGCTGCCGAAGGTAAGCTACTACGACAAAATCTTGCAGAGTAATGCCACCATGACTGTTACTCAGATTGCTCAGGACTACGGAATGAGTGCCATGAGGTTAAACAAGGAGTTGGAGTCTATGAGAATCCAACACAAGGTAAGAGGTCAATGGATATTGTTTGCACAATTCCTCGAAGGCGGCTATGTTCACAGCAGAGCAGTAGACATATTAAGGAGTGATGGTCGGCACGATGTGAAGTACAACACCGAGTGGACAACGAAAGGAAGAATCTTCCTATATGAATCACTCAAAGCGAAGGGCATTCTCCCCTTGATAGAGCAGGAGAACACTCCCAGCGATAAGAGCACTAGTAGAACAGAGCCAGCCAAGGCAGCTAGTGCAAGTCAACAAACCATCAAATTCAACTGATATGATAGACCCAGAGATTAAAGAGCAGCTAGACCGAATAGAGCAGTATTCGCTCATAGCTGCAAAGAATGTGCTCAACATTAATGAAGCTGCAATCATTCTTGGTATGACGGTTAGAGGAGTGAGAGAGAACGTCAGGAACCGCATCATTCCTTGCTATAAACCAAACATCAACCGACTCTACTTTAAGAAGAGCGAGTTGGAAGAGTGGATGACTCAGAACCGCAGAAAGAGCATGGCAGAGTTGAAATCAGAGGCAGCAGCCTATTGTTTTACCCATTAAACAGATAAACTTATGATAGCAGATGTAATGTTGGTAGCCAGCGTAATAGCTTTCGCTGTTGCCGTTAAGGAAATTCACTCCTACTTCAAGGAAGTAGGCAAGTAAGATATATGGAGACTGAACCTCACAAGAATAGTTAAGTATTAAGTTATTAATGTGTTAAGTCTTATAATGTTTCAGTCATCGAAAACAGCAGAGGTTTTTTGGAGTTTGCTACTCCCAGTCTCCACTATAACTTTGTCGTTATAATTTTACATGTTTTAAGTTTTTTACCCAGCGCAAGTAGCTCAGTTGGTCAGAGCATGAAGGTTCTTCCCCCTTCGAAGTCGTGGGTTCGAGTCCCACCTTGCGCCCCATATAGCCCGATTCCAAGGCTTTATATCGGATAGGATAAACCTTCCTAGAGAGGTACACGTACCCAAAAGGAGCATCATTAACCACAGATGGTGCTTAGACGTGGAAGTGGCAAGCGAGTACATACACCTGATAGGTGGAATTTGGAAAAACTTGGAGTTCACTTGTGAAGAAGCAGACCTGATGCCGTGACCCTTATATAATAAGGCAGCATCTAAAGGTAGGAGCGCACAACTACAAATCGGTTCTAATGCAGCCAGCAAGATTTCTTTTCATATTCGGTTCAATAGTTATAATTGGTTATTTTATAAAAATCAGATATATCACAATATGTGCGATTACTAGTGCTGGGAGTCCTAAGCCTCCATAAATGCAGAAGGGAACCAAGGGCGCACGGATGGTTTAAAGGCTCGGAACGTGCGCCCTATTATAGAGAAATAGCAAATATTGGTTTCATACAGATTACATTTTCGATGCGGTAGCGACCGCTCAGGTTAAACAAAAATAAAAAACTCTCTTCCCCACCATTCGTGAGAACCGTGGGGTTTTTAATTTGAACATTTAAACCATACAATATGAGATATAAAGCAAATAGTTGTCACGATTGTCTCTTCTCGACCATGTGTGACAACCCGAATAAGAACCCAGATGGTGGCTACAAATGCAGCCGCTATGAATGGAAATATCAATAACAACTTAATACATATAAGATATGAAAGAACTTATCGCAATTCAGTCAGAACTGAAAGCCCCGAAGAGTCAATTCAATAAATTCGGTGGCTACAAGTATCGCAAGGCTGAGGACATCTTGGAAGCTGTCAAGCCTTTACTCGCCAAGCAGAAATGTACGCTCATCATCACCGATGATGTAGTCTTGATAGGCAACCGCATCTACGTGAAGGCAACCGCCACCATCAAGAACGAGAAGGGCGAGTGTGAAACAACCACTGGTTGGGCTAGAGAAGAGGAAACCAAGAAAGGTATGGATGGCAGTCAGATTACTGGAGCATCCTCCTCTTACGCCAGAAAGTATGCTCTCAACGGTCTCTTTGCCATTGATGATAATGCTGATTCAGATGCAACCAACGATGTGCAACATCAGGCAGTGCAGCAGCAGACACAGACTCAGCATCCAACCGCTCAGGTAGCACAAGCCGCCCAGCAGCCAGCAACACCCCAGTATCACACAAATGACTTGAACGAAGGATTGGCATACCTTAGCAGATGTGTCAACAAGGACAATCTAATATGGGTAGTTCAGACATACAAGCCGCTCACCGCCAGCCCTCAGTTCATGCAAGCAGTATCAGCCAAGAAGAAAGAATTAGGATTACAATAATATGACAGCAGAAACAAAGAAAATAACCCTGAATGTGCCAAAGGTTACATTCATTGAGGAATCTCACCAGTACTTTATCGGCAAGAAGGAACTGAAAGGTGTAACAGGAACGCTCATCAAGAAAGCCTTCCCCGACACCTACAAGAACATACCTGAGTCTGTATTGATGAAGGCAGCAGAGCGAGGAGGACTTATCCACAATACGTTTGAAACCTTCTGTTCCATCTTCGATGCAGACCTCAAACAATACCCGAACCCTACGGAAGAGCTTCTTGCCTTCCATAGTATGTTAGTCGCATACGATTTACACTATGTAGCATCCGAGTATCTTGTTACAGATGGTGAGAACTTCGCATCTGCCATTGATGGAGTCTTCTCAGATAGCGAAGGCAACATCTATCTGGTAGATTACAAGACCACCGCCACCCTACACTACGACAATGTATCTCTCCAACTTTCCATCTATGCCAAATGGTTCGAGGAGCAGAATCCTGACTTGAAGGTGAAGGAGATTGTCTGTATGTGGTTCAAGAACGGACAGAGCAAGTTCCAGCCGCTACCAAGAGTAGCAGATTATCAGATTAACGATTTAATCAACGCTTATCTCGCTGATGATGCAGAGTATCAATATAAGGTAGAGATTCCTGAGCAGTTCTCTGCACTGGAGCAGGAGTACAGATTGATAACCGCTCGTATGGATGCCCTGAAGATTAAGCAGGATGAGTTGAAGGAGAAGATAATGAAGATGATGGAAGACAACAAGCAGAAATCCGTCAAGACTCAGTTCGCCTCCTACTCTTATGTGGCAGCTACCACCAAGAAAACCTTCGACACGAAGCTGTTCAAGGACACGGAGCCTGACCACTACGAGCACTATCTAAAGGAAACGACCACCAAGCCATCAATAAGAATCAAACTTAATTAAGTATAGATATGAACGTAAAATTTACTGGTAAAATTATTGCAGCAGGGCAAGTTCAAATGGGAACTTCCCAAAACGGAACCAAATGGAGTTCTTGTGAGTACACTATCGAAGAGTTGAACGAGCAGTACCCTTCAAGAGCCGTTATCTCGGTATATGGCTCAGACAAGTTGCAGCAGTTCAACATTCAGTTAGGAGAAATCATCACCGCCCACATCGGATTGAAGGCACGCCAATCTAAGGAAGGACGTTGGTTCAATCAGTTGGATTGTTGGAAGGTGGAGCGACCAAATGCCCAGCCGCAAGGTCAGGTTGTCCAGAGTCAGGTTGGCGCAGCACCTCAGCCAGTTGGTGGATATTACCAACCACAGCAACAGCCTATACCTCTGAGCCAGCAACAGCAGTTTCCACCTCAGGTTAACGCAAGCGGTCAACCTATTCAGCAGAACGCTCAATATGCAGGTGGTCAGCAGCAGGGACTTCCCTTCCCTGCCCCAAACCAATAATAAATAAGGTATGGAAATTCATCTAGTAAGAACCTCCACTGGTCTTCGCCCCTATACGGATGATGATTACGAGGAAATGAAAAAGATAAAGGTTGGTTCCATCGTCAAGGCAAACATAGTTCGACCAAGGAACATCAAGTTTCATCGCAAGTTCTTCTCCCTTATCAGAGCAGCATGGGATTGTCTCACAGAGCAGCAGCGCACAAACCTACGTTCTATAGACACATTCCGTGAGCAACTACTGATAACATCAGGATTTAGCGAACCGCTTTACGACCTCAACGGACAGAAGTTCTTGGAGAGAGCCAAGTCTATCTCCTTCGCCAAGATGGATGAGCCAGCCTTCAATGAAGTATATAGTAGAGTCTTAGACACCATCCTCACGATACTCTATGCAGATGGTGTTACAGAAGACGAGTTTAATAACATTTTACAAAATTATAGTTGATATGACACGTAGAAACGACAAGCGCAATAACAGACGTAACCGTCAGCGCAACAATGGTAACAACGAAGCTAGTAAGTTTGCATCCATGTTGATGGGTGCTATTATGGGCAAGGCTTTTGATGAAGTCTTCGGTAAGAAGGATGATGGAGATTCATCAGGCATTCATATAGAAGGCATCAGTAATCAGGACATTAACAACATCAACATTGGAAAGGCAACGTTATCTAAGTTGCGCATTCCTGCTGATGGTTCGGCAGTTGAGTACCCTATCCCTGATAATCTCCAGTTCTTCTTCGATGAGGAAGGTAAGTTGATGGTTCGTCAGAAGATTGAAGGAGATAATAAAGCTACTGGTGCAGTAGAAGACGAGCCTTTCACTTACGATGATATTTGCAAGAAAATGTTCTTGGGGAAGCGTATATTCTTTATTAATGGTAAAGGTATAGAGTTCACAAAAGCACACGATGAGAACTATGATGATGTTGATAACAGTACTAGCTCTGCTCAGGCAAGACGAATGGCTGCATTCAACAAGTTGCAGAACATCGCCAAGTATCTCAATAATGGGTGGCAACCTAACTTCACAGATGCTAGACAAAATTGGTATATCTCCAAAAAACGAAATGGAGAATATAAAGCTATGTTCAGCTACTCAGATAATTTTGGAGTTGTTTTCTTTAAGAGTGAATGCCTTGTAAATGAAGCCATCCGTCTGATGGGTGAAGATTATCTCAACGACCTTTTCTCAACCGACTGGTAATGGCAAGCTACGCTGAAATCAAAGCAAAGCTAGAGCAGGAAGGCAAGAAGATACGCAAACGTTCATCCTATGATGAGCACAACTTGCAAGCCGCAGAGGTCAGGTATATCCGTGGGGTATATCCTGACCTTGAAGGTGTCTTCTTTGCCGTTCCTAATGGTGGCAAGCGAACCTCCCGACAAGCCGCATGGCTCAAAGAAGAAGGCATGAAGGCAGGAGTATCTGATATGCTGCTCCTGAAGCGCACCTCCCAGTACGGTTTCCTCTGTATCGAAAACAAAACACCGAAAGGTAGGCAGGAACCCGAACAGAAGGTATTCCAGTTTGAAGTAGAACGACATGGTGGCAAGTACATCATCGTCCGCTCTATAGATGAATTTATCCAAGCAATCGACAATTATTTAAATGGTGAACTATGAGTGATGTAATTATCATGAACGGAAAGGATTTTGTAGCCAAACTAAAAGAAGCAATGAAGTTACTAGAAGAGAATGGCTACAAGATTACTGCTCCTCCAAAGGAAGTCAAAGACGAATATACCTTTGAGCGAGCATGGAACTTATACGACAAGAAAGTAGGCTGCAAAGCCAAACTCGAAAAGAAGTGGAACTCTATGAGCCAGAAAGACCGCAAGGCAGCTATAGAGTATATTCCTCTATATGTAATCTCACAGCCCAACAAGCAGTACAGAAAGAACTTCCAAACCTTCCTTAACCAGCGAGGATGGGAAGACGAACTCATCGGAGCAACACCACCGCCAGCAGCCGTTAACGAGAACCCTTCCGAAATTAGCCAACTTATCGCAAAGACGAAGGCTGAACAGAACGTAACAAATGCGGATAAGGACAACGTTTTCAAGACACGCATCATTGGTATGATAGAGCTTCTGCAAAAGAATCCTCATAGCCTATGCCGAAAGCAGTTGGAGATATATCGTGATAACGGAACCTTGAAACGCTTGGGCATCCAATGGAATCCATAAACCACAAATCTGTTTACCAAAATGATAGCAATCAGTAAGTACAACAAGCAGCATCCTCTCAGAGTCTTTGAGGCATTCGCTGGGTATGGCAGTCAGAGCCTAGCCTTCAAATACCTCAAAGAAAAGCATCCTGAGTTCGACTTCAAGGTTGTTGGCTTTTCTGAGATAGAACCTTCTGCCATCCAAGCCTACAGACTTCTTCATGGCAGGGAAATCCCGAACTACGGCAACATCGCCCTTCTTGATTGGAATGAGGTTCCCGACTTCGATTTCATCAGTTGGTCTTCACCTTGCCAAGACTTTTCAAACGCAGGACTTCGCAAGGGAGCAGAGGAAGGTAGCGGTACACGTTCTTCCCTGATTTTCCAAGAAAGGAGAATGTTGGAAGCCAAGCATCCTAAATATGTGATGCTAGAAAACGTGAAAGGTCTTCTCTCAAAGTCAATGAGAAAGTACTTCTTCCAGTACCTCAAAGACCTCGACTCCTACGGTTACACCTCCTTCTACAAGGTGCTGAATGCCAAAGATTATGGAATCCCACAGAATCGTGAGCGTATCTTCGTTATCTCCATACTCAGAACAGAGGATGAGCCGAACCCAGAGTATCACTTCCCTTCTCCCATAAAGCTAGAGTCAACGGTTGAGGACATCTTGGAAGACAACGTATCTCCAGAATATTTCCTATCCCAGCCGCTCCTAGAAAAGTATCTCACAAAAGCAGACATCAATGAATCAATCGAAAAACTCTACCCCGAAGATAGCAATACCGAAAACTGCTGATGGATGCTCTGTAGCAGTCACAGCCAGTTTCTCTATGATAAGTATCATGAACCTCATAGACACCGCTCATTATCCGAAAGGTGGAGTTTTAATCATCAAGAAATTATAATGTGCGACAAAATTATAAAGCTAGCAAACCTCCAAATCAAAGGCAGAATAGAGCAGCAGACCAGAGTCTATTCCACCAAGGGAATCTCCCCTACTCTCAATTCAGCCATGGGTCACGGAGGTAATTGCATCCCACTATTCTTAATCGTCAAAGAGATATGAGAAAAGCCATTCTCTACAAGGAACGCACAGCCGAAGGAAGGATGCTACGCAAAGCATACGACACTCATAAGTGCAGCTTCCACGCAAAGATGAAGCATAGAATACCACGTACCGATGGACTCAGTAATACAATCACAAGTTTCTTTACAGACAACTTAGTATTAATCGTAAATGAGATATAATAACCGGAGGAAAGAGAATGAAATCCCTGCTCATATCAGGGAAGGTGAAACCTGATGTAGGCGGTCAAGTTCTCGACATCTACAACAAAGCTGTAATACAAGGTATCTCCCCTACCATTAAGACAACCATTGATACAGAAAACATGACATTCGTTACCATCATGAACAAAGAAATCATTCATACTGCTCCCAACGGAAAGAAATACTCCATCCAAATCAGGAAGTACACTCCAAGAGATTGTTTCCGACTGATGGGAGTTCACGAATCTGACATAGACAAACTCCTAAGCAAGGAGAAGTCTGGTCAACTTATTATCAGCAAGAGCAAACTCTATGCCCTCGCAGGAAATTCAATAGTAACCAACTGCCTGACCGCCATGTTCGAGGAACTGATTTTCCCATCAGGAAATCACTACCATGACAAGACTGGTCAGCTATCACTCTTCTAGCTTATGGATATTTTTGGATATATCAAGGTAGGCAAGCGCATCAGCAAAGCGCACAAAGCCATGTTTACCCACAATACCATGGTAATATGGTACAAAGGCAATCCAATCATCGGAACAATGCACGATGGCTTGTGGTATCAGCAAGACCTAAACGGAATGTTGGAGCAATTAATGTTCCAGTCCGAAGTCACCTACGTCTCATTTTTACCTTCGCCAAATGAAGACAGAGAAAGAAAAAATCCTAGCCATCATCGCTGAGATTCAGGCAGAACGTGAAGCTGCACACATCGTGCCGCCCCACGTCCTCACAGTCGAAATCATTAACCGAGGATTCCACCAGCCATATCAAACCATCAACGAGTTGTGTGAAGAAGGCAAGATAAAATGGTGCCGCACCCTCAACGATATGGCATTCACCATCAGAAAATAATAAATCAAGAACAATATGAAAATTATAACGCAGAAAGAACTGGCATCCTTAGCAGGAGATGCTTTTAATAATGCCGACAAGCATGGTTTCTATACTGAGAGCACAGAAATAGAAACCGCATTAATGCTCATCATCACGGAAATGGCAGAAGCTGTTCAGGCAGACCGACACAATCGCCACGGAAGTATTGAAGACTACGAGAGCGAGATTCAGATGGGCAGAGATATTCCTACCGCCTACAAGAACTCTCTTGAAGGAACGGTTGAATCCGAGTTCGCTGATATTGCCATCCGTATCTTATCCCTATTAGGATGGATGAACAGCAAAAAATCGATAAGTTTTGAAAGCGATTATATCCTTACTGAGGAATATCAAGTAGGTAGGCTTATATATAATATCAGTATCGTAAAAAGTTTCTATCGCCTTAATAAGCAATTCGGTTATTTTGTTGATAACGAAAATCACGATTGGTATACAGCCAAAAAACTACAGCATATACTCATGAGGGTATTCGCAATCGCCCACAATCACAATATCGACCTGATGGAGCACATCAAGTTGAAAATGAAGTATAACGAATCACGTCCGTATCTTCACGGATGCAAATATTAGGAGGACAAAATTATGTTTGGAATAGAACAGATTTCAAGAAGGTGCTTAATGACTTTGAGTGATGGTAGCAAAATCCAAGCTACCATCTACATTCCAAAGCCCACCAAACCCATCTTCCCTGAGCAGATGGAACGCAATATCATCGAGAATTTTAACAAATCGCAACCTCTTGCAGTAAACAAGGTTGTTAAGTGTCACATAATGAGGAATTAGTTATGGAAGATTTACCTATTGGGTCAGAAATCATCTTGAAGGTGGTAGAGACCGAAGAAGCCGATTGTAGTGGCTGTTTCTTTGATGAAATTGTAAACTGTATCAATATAGACATGTGTAATCGAATCAAGTGCGCATCAAATGAGCGAAAAGACGGAAAGAATGTTCAATTCAAAAGAGTGAAATAATCATGATAGACGATAAGAAAATAGAAGAAGCTGCTAATAAGCATATTGAGACAGAGTATGCTAGATACAATAGTGGCGAGGTTGAGGAAGAAATGATTTGTCTTAGGGGCAAAGATAGCTTCAAAGAAGGTGCTAAGTGGGCTATCAATGAGTTCTTGAAGGACTTGTGGCATCAAACAAATAAAGAGCCAGAAGGATATAATGAATGGATATTGCTGCACTATAGTGTAGGCAACTATTATTCATTAGCTCAAGTCAAAGAATTCAAGTCTTGGAAAGGATTTGTTGAGAAAATGCCTATAGACGGGTGGCTCTATATTGATGATTTATTTCCAGAGGAAGGAGGCAATCAATGAAAACATTTGTATTTGATGTTATGCTCGACGGAAGATTTGTCTGCACATTAAAGTATAAATATTGTGCACTATTTCCTATAGATTTTGAAGAACTAAAGAAGTTCGTCCTCCAAAAAAGACCTACTTTGAAATTAGAATTGCGTTTTAATAAGTAAAGTGTATGGATAAGTATAAATTACATAACGAGAAATGTGATGGATTAAAGTGCTGGGTTTGTCAATTTACTTGGTGTTGTGATAAGTATAATCATCGTAAAAAGTAAAATGTACATATGCCAAGAGAAGATATTAGAGGAATCTGTCACAGACCGTGTATCTACAATGATGAAGGTAAGTGTGATATGTGGGACGAAATTTCTGTTCCTGATGAATCAGAAAAGTGTGACAATCAAATATAAGTTTAACGCCTTCGGGCATAATTTTAAAAATATGACAAAAGAAGAATTAAAAGTAAAGGTTGCCAAGCAACTAAGCATTATCGATGATGCTAACAATGAGATTTGTTCTTACGTAAATGATTACATCGAAAGTCTTCCATACAAAGTTGGAGACAAAGTTAGCTGCTCTAGATGTGATGTATGTTGGATTACAAGAATCGTCCCTAAACGAGGTTACAGTGGCTATAATGGCGAGATTGAGGTAAGAATCAACCCTGCTAAGAAAGATGGCACTCGCTCCAGTAGAGAGTTTGTACTATGGAGTATGGAAATTGATAGCATCAAGAAGATTGATTAACCATCCGCAAGGATATAAATAGATAGAATATGAGTGAAAATGTAATCACCTCGTACAAGGCTTTCGACAAGAATATGAAATGCCGTGGATTTCGGTACGAAGTAGGAAAAGAGTATGAAATGGACGGAGAAATCAAGTGTTGTAACCGAGGTTTCCACGCTTGCAAGTCTCCAATTGAAGTGTGGGACTACTACGATATGCTTAACTCTCGCTATGCAGAGGTAGAACAGTCTGGTAAGATTGAGAAAGAAGAAAATTCGACAAAGGTATGCTCTTCGCACATTAAGATTAAGGCTGAATTGAAGCTGGCTGACATCATAAATATCGGAGTCGAGTGGCTGAAAGATATAACATCACCATCTAAAGTTAAGGCAGATGGTGTATTAAACGACAACGGAGATAGAAGAAAACAGATTGGCTCATCGGGCAACTATGCTAAGATTGGCTCATCGGGCGACTCTGCTCAGATTGGCTCATCGGGCTACTCTGCTAAGATTGGCTCATCGGGCGACTATGCTAAGATTGGCTCATCGGGCGACTATGCTCAGATTGGCTCATCGGGCGACTCTGCTCAGATTGGCTCATCGGGCGACTCTGCTCAGATTGGCTCATCGGGCTACTATGCTAAGATTGATAGCACTGGAGAAGATTCCGTTATCATGTGTGCTGGCAACAGTTCAATAGCAAAAGCAAAGGTAGGCTCATGGATAACGCTGGCAGAATGGAAATGGAGCGATGAAAAGAAACGTGATGTTCCAGTATGTGTTAAGACTGAGTACGTTGATGGAGAGAATATCAAGGCTGATACTTGGTATCAACTTAAAAACAGAAAGTTTGTTGAAGTAACTAAGTAACTAACCACCCTCTCCTGTAAAATGGAGAGGGTAAAAAGAAGAGAATATGGCAGAGATTATTTACTTTGGAACAAATGGGTGTTACGGTCATTATCCTATCGGAATTGACAAAACGCTGACAGGGGCAGAGTGTGAGATATGGCGTGAATGCGATAATGAAACTTGGATAGATAATATCCGAAAGAATCCTGGTCGCCATCTCATCAAGCATCACGGAGAGGTTTATACTAATTATGGTGTTCCGTTCTCTGTAGATGACGACAGAGGTGGTAGTCATACCGAACTATTTTGGAAAGGCATTCATTCGGAAGAAGAAATTGTCAACTTGATAAAGAATGATTCATTTTTATCAAAACAGTTTAAATTAAATGAGGATAAGTAAAGTTAAATGCAATATGGCACAAGAAGGATGGATATGCCCTAGATGTGGAAAGGTAAACGCACCTTGGGTAATGCAATGTTCCTGTAATAGGAACACTCAAATATTACCTAAAGTTGGTGCTCCTTACTATGAAGGAGACCAAGCAACGTGTAATACAAAGGAGGATAAGCAATGAGTAAAGTAACTGCAATTAATATAATTATTAAAAAGAAAAATCTATTAAGAAAGTATAAAGAGGGATGTGTTTCTTCCATTAGTATTGATGACATTCTTGTGTGGTTGAACGACATTCAAAAAGAGTTGGAGGATTGAATTATGGATATAAAGAATCTTAAAAAAATTATGCCTATTCTGCAGGCTATTGTAGATGGCAAAACGATACAACATAAAACAATTAATAGAGAATGGTATGATACTAACGTAGCTAGTTTAGACCATTTAGTAACTTATTATAAGGATTACCGCATCAAGCCAGAGCCAACCTATAGACCTTTCAAGGATGCAGAAGAGTGCTGGGCAGAAATGCAAAAGCATCAACCGTTTGGGTGGGTAAAAGACAGAAATGGTAGTAAATTCGTAATTGAAAATGTAGATTCAGGAGGTTTTGTCGAAGTTTATGATGATGGTACATGTTCTTTTAAAGAAGTGTTTGAAAATCGCACCTTTGCCGACGGAACTCCATTCGGTGTAAAAGTGGAGAACTAACGTATGATATTATATCAGATTTGGTGTAAACGTACTTATGTTAGTGGCGGTTTCTGTTAAGGCGAAGATGAGCCAACACAACTAATATTTACTACATTAGATAAGGCACGTTCAAAAATACCAAAAGACCATTATAGTAGAGAAAATGGTTCACGTGAATATCACATTGAAAAAATTGAAATTGAATAAATAGTTATGGCAAGAGAATTTGAAGTAAATATTAGAGTTACTATTGACTCTAAGTGCAAAGATAGTGACGATGATATTATAGAAGAACTTATGTGTGGAGCAGATAAATATTTCTATCCATATTGTTGTAATAATGAACATATAGAGCATACTAATAGTACTGCTCACAAAATTAAATAAAAATGAGAAGTATTTTGTTTAAAGCAAAGAAACTGAGTGATGGTAAATGGGTGAAAGGTTCTCTGGTAAAGACGCCTTTCGGAACATTTATTGAATGGTATGAGGATTCTATCTGTAACAAGAGAGAAGTTGATACAGATACTGTTTGTCAGTCCACAGGACTGAAAGATTGCGAGGGCAAAGAAATTTGGGAAGGTGATATAGTGCATGACAGTTATGACCTTTTATGTATAGACAATCTCTATGAGGTAGTTTATATTGAAGAAGAAGGAACGTTTGCCTTCAAGAGTTTAGATAAAGTTGACAATTACGAGCCGTTTGTTAATTTATTTGAAGTTTATGTTGTTGGCAACAAATTCGATGAGGAGGAGTAGCGTATGAAGAAGATTATATTATTATTTGTATCGGTTATATTCCTGCTCGTTTCTTGCAACGAGAACAAAGGAATTAATGTTCCAACACAAGACTCTATTAATGAAATTAAAGTAGAGAAGCTATTTGTTGTGGATGGTATAACCGTATATCGTTTCTATGATGGTGGCAGAGTTGTTTATTTTACCAACAAAAAGGGAGAGGTAAAGGCTCGTCATGACGAATATGACCCTGCAACAAAAACCATAAGAACAAAGGTAGTAGAAACTTTATGTAATGAAGAATAGTTATGACTAAACCTTACAGAATCAAGCATAAGGCTAGTGGGTTATACTATCAGCCTTCAAGAAATCATAGTAATCTTTCCAAGAATGGCAAGGTGTACATGACAAATAACTCACTATTGATGATAAATAATAGCTATGATTATATAGCTATTAGTGTTAGAAAAGGCACGAAGGTACATGATATTTTAGAAAAGGAAATGCCCTTAAAAGGCGTAGAACGTTCCTATGGTGCAGAAGTTTGTTATCGTGTTCCAAAGAGTGAATTTGAAAAAGAAAATTTGTAGCGTATGAAAACAGAAAATATCAAGTTCAAGGCTAAACGTCTTGACAACGGAGAATGGATTGTTGGTAGCATAATCAGAAGTACTGCTGGAGTAAAAGAAAGAGCCTACATAGTAGATAACTTTAGTAGTATGAGTGATTATAGTGTTGTTGGTGTTGACCCTTCTACCGTCTGCATGTTCACAGGACTGACAGACAAGAACGGAGCACCTATCTATGAGGGGGATATAGTTATGCACAAAGATAACAATGCGGAAAGAAGAGGTGATATTAATTGGGATAGTAAAGCTGCTGCTTTCTACTTTGGTCAAGATTTCTTAGTTCACTACCATTCTGAAGATATGGTAGTTGTCGGCAACAAATTCAATAAGTAGCGTATGAAGAATAAGATATTAAACTTAATCAATTCAGCCGTTTGGTTTGTCTTGTGTTTGTTTGTAGGAGCATTGATTTTTGAGGGCATTCGCTCGTTGGCTAATAGCAATGCACCTGCAAAGAAGATTGGTATGTCAGTATTCACTGAGGAAGGACACGATTATCTGGTTGTGGACACGAAACATGGTGTTTGCGTTGTTCACGCAGAGAGCTGCCCTTGTCATAAAAATAAGTAGTTATGGACAAAACAAAATTACATTCATCATTACTCTTCCTGATGCTAAAACTGGAAGAGGCAAAGAGCAACCCGATGTCTGACAAGAACTTTGTTGCTGCATTGACGGAAGTGCTCAGATATTTCCGTGACAACGGAGAGTTGAAGAAAGCCTATGAAATCCAAAAGGATTCATTGGCAGACATGGCTAATGGTTCTTGGGTGAAAGCACTAAAGGACTATGTTTACTCAAAATGTCAGGAAGACGGAGTTGATGTAAAGTTACCTGATATAGATGAACTTATTAAGAAACTAGCTTCTGATGAGTTCATCGAAAAGAAAATCAATGATATTCTTGGAGATAACAATGTGGACGGAAAGGAGGAATAGCTTATGTGTGAATTGTTATTTGACATTTTTCTTTTTTCTTGTACGACTGCTATAGGGTTTATAATAGGATATTATTCACGAAAGTAAAATAGATTATGAAAATAGAAATTAAAAGAGTAACAGACTGGCAGCGTGTTGTGGATGCTGCTCGGTTCACACAAGGCAAGGAACCGCTGGGACATGAGCCTAGCGATGAGTTCAAGAAACAGATGATTCTCAGCGAGCATTCTCCGCTCAGGGAATTGGAGTTCGATATTAAGATGTATGGTATACCATATTGGGTGAGTAACCATTTTGTTCGCCATGTTCATGCTCAGCCATTCGTTTCCACATCTAGACCAGATATTACTGGCTCCAAGGTATCTCGTCACGATATGCGTCAGGATGATTTGGTCAACTTGCAACTATCCCTCAACGCTCAGGAGATTATCAATATCTCGAAGTTGAGACTCTGCAACAAGGCATCAAATGAGACAAGAGAGGTGTGGTACTTTGTTATTGATGAATTGGCACGTATCGAACCTTTGCTTGCATCCGCTTGCGTTCCTCAATGTGTATATAGAGGTTTCTGCCCTGAGCCGAAATCATGCGGAAGAACTAAAAGCAACATATTTTCAGTCATAAGAAAATACTACAAAAATCTCGAAACATATTAAAGTAACCAATGAAATATCCAAAATTTAACGTCAATGAATTTGTCGGTGGGCACTTTGAGTACACCACTCCCTGCCCATTCGGCATATACGGCAAGTACACCCATGAAATACTGATGGTAGGTAGCCTTGCTTGCCAGCGATGCGAGCACTTCCGAGGTATCAACAAAGAAGATGGTATCGTATCTTGTGGAATCGAATAGTTTTAAGAGTGCAGCCTATCTGCATTCTTCTTAATAATTAATCAAATTTTATATATGAATACAAAGAAAATCTCAATCATTCAGCGTATCAAGGAAAAATTCCTTGGCAAGCAGTTCTTTATTGCAGTTATCGCTAACAAGGGAACCAGTTCCTACTTCGTCAACTCTACCATCTACCGCTCAGAGAAGGAGGTGAAGGCTTACAAGAAGTACATCACCACAGACGAGCGTATGAAACAGAGCTTCGATTTCGTAGGCTATTATGGTTTCCGTTCTAAGTTCGACTTCCGCATTCCTCTTAGCGGAAAGCCAGTATCAGTTGAAGAGGCAAAGAAATTGGCAGAGAAGTAGTATGGGAAAATTGATAGACCTTACTGGACAGCGTTTCGGCAGATTACTCGTCTGCCGAAAATCTGATAAAGAGAACCACCAGCATGGTGCGTTCTGGATATGCAAATGTGATTGTGGCAGGGGTTGTACGGTTCTAGGTTCTGCTCTTCGTGACGGAAGAACCAAATCATGTGGCTGTTACCGCTCTGAGCGAGCATCTGCCATCATCACCAAGTATGGCAACCGCAATGGTAGACCCAAGCGGAAAGACAAAGTTAACGGATAATATCCATTTTATCACTTTTCATATTATATTTGCAACATGAAATTCAAGTATTTAATAGATAAAGTCAATGGTTTCAGACACCGCAACGATTTTGTGGTTCTGGACGGAAGAGCAAACTCGGTCACGCTCTCCAAGGGCATCTACGACCACATCATGCAGAAGGAACGTATAGACACTTCTATCTTCGTGTTCAGGTTATCTGACAGAGGTACATACGGATTCTGCATGCGTGAGGACTGGGAAGAACTTCGCAAAGCCAACACCGCCTTCTCTCAGCTTCAATTTAATCAGAAGTATAAGAAGGTAGGTTTCCGAAGTGACTACCCTTCCATCACCGCCATCCTTGATGAGTACAACCTTCCTCTCAACAGAATGGTTCGCCTTACTTGCATCCCACGCAAGTCAGCCAAAGGCGAACCTTATTACGAAATCATGCGACCAAACTTAAATTCGAGCACATGGCAACAAGACAAGAAGTAATACTCAAAGGGCTTACCCACTCTCCATCCGACTACGATTGTCAGGATGGGGAGTTGGCAACCTGCCTCAACCTCATCAACGAGGATGGGGCACTCCACCCTATTCAGCAGCCGATAATAGTAGAGAGTAGCAAGAATATCACCATACACCAATATAGTTCAATAGAACTTGTTCATAAGGTGACACACAATCAGGCTATTCACTCCCACTATATCATACGTACCTCGGACCCGAAAGATAGGGAAAGATGGGGATGGATAGAGCAGGATTCAGCAGATGATACACCTACAGAGTTCCTGCTTGGCGATGATTTCCACGTCAACTCTGTTTGCGCCATCGGAAACGTCTTATGCTTTGTTGGTATTAAAACTACCAAATATGCTATATGGAAAACTGGTTCTTATCTTATTTTCGGAAAAGATGATTTGCAGTTTGGTATTGAGATTGCCAACACTTATCATCAAGACCTTACCTTAAAGGTAGAAGCTGGAGATGATTTCTACAAATACTTTATTGTAGAGGATGGAAATCTCAATTTGTACTACAATACAAGTGCTATTGGTACGAGGAAGATGTTTACAGACCTTGATGCGATTGCCAACAAGAAACTTGCAGAACTCGGAACAGAGTATCTCAAAAGAAATGTTTTCGGTGTGGCTGCTCTTCGTCTTTACGATGGTACATACATCAATATATCAAACCCTTTCGTTCTTCCTAGTGCAGAGTCTAACGCTGTTTCTAGAAAGATAAACATATACAAAGACCCAGTAAAACCTGATGCTCCAAACGGAAAGACTATAACATCAGGTGTCGGCATCAACAAATACACCATAGAAATTAGAGAAGTTGGCAACTTGCAGCAATACGAGGATATTGTTCAGGGAGTTGATATATTCCTCACCAATGGCGAAAGTTTCTATCAGATTGATAAATCTTATAAAATAATCCGTACTGCTGATTATGGAGATATAGACTACGTGCTTTTGGATGATATGAACGCAAGAGACGTTCACGACACAATCGGCAATATGCCTTTCTATCATTCGATATTCATTCCTCTTAGTGAATTTGAACATCCGAAAGTTGTTAAGAGGCCAACGCAAGCAGAGGAAAACATTTCTCTTGCCGACCTCAACCGAATAGCATTTGGCGGCACTACTGCTATTACATACAATAACAGACTGCACATCGCTGGCATCAGCGCGAATTCAACAAGCAAGTGCAAAATTACGAAATGTCTTTGTAAAAGCACTCCTTTGGTGTTGAGAAATTCAATTTTT